TACATATATGACTTTGGTATATTTATAGAGTTGTCACCAGATGAGGAGCAGAGACAAATGCTTGAGCAGAATATTCAGATGGCTTTATCCAAGGGTGATATAAACCTTGAGGATGCAATTGATATTCGAGAGTTGAAGAATATGAAGCTTGCTAACCAATTGCTAAAGCTTAAGAGAGTTTCTAAGCAGGACAGAGAAGAGAAGATGGCTATGCAACAACAGGCAATGCAATCTCAACAACAGATTCAGTCTCAGCAGATGGCGGCACAGGTTGCACAGCAGAAGCTTCAGATGGAGACACAGGCTAAGATGCAGTTTAAGCAGGCTGATATAGCGTTCGAGATTGAGAAGATGAAGGCTGAGGCAGACTTGAAGTCTAGGTTGATGCAGCAAGAGTTTGACTTGAATGTTCAGTTAAGAGCAATGGATGCTCAAGCACTACAGAGCAGAGAAGACCAAAGAGAAAAAGCAAAGTCAGATAGAATAAGTCAGGCTAACACTGAGCAGTCTAAAATGATTACGCAGCGTAAGAACAACCTACCACCTATATCATTTGAATCAAATGAAGATAGCTTGGATGGCTTTGATTTAGCTGAGTTCAACCCTAGATAGTGGTCGAAAACAGTAATATTTTTTGTTTAACTTTGTAAAAATTAAATTAAATACATATGGAATTCAAGGTAAAAGAAGTAAGTGGCGTTGAGGAAAAGTCAGTTCAACAGGTTGAGCAAGAACTACTTGACAAGCACAAAGAGGAATTTGAAGGAACAACTTCAGAGGATACAGAGTCTAACGAGACTGTGGATTTATCTGATAACATAGAAATAAATCAGCAAGAGGAATCTGTTGATGCTCCGTCCCCAGAGTTAAGTGAGGAAGACGTTCTTAAATTTATTGGTAATAGATACGGAAGAGAGATTACATCGCTTGATGAATTGAATCAAGTAAGGGAAGAGCAAGAACCTCTACCTGAGGATGTCTCTAAGTATCTACAGTACAAAAAAGAAACAGGTCGTGGATTCGATGACTTTGCAAAGCTGCAAAAGAATTACGATGAAATGGACACTGATAAACTGCTAAGAGAATATCTTACTGCTACTGAGAAAGGCTTAGATGCCGAAGACATCGAGGACTTGATGGAGGATTATTCATACGATGAAGACCTTGATGACGAAAAAGATATCAGAAAGATTAAACTAGCAAAGAAAAAGACTATTGCAAAAGCCAAGGAATATTTTGTTCAGCAACAGGAAAAATACAAAGTCCCTCTTGAGTCGAGAAGGGATTCAGTTTCTGAAGATGAATTAAAAGAAGACGAGGAATATAAGCAGTATATAGCTAACGCTAAGACCATTCAAGAACAAAACGCTCGTAAGAGTGAGGTGTTTATGGAAAAGACGAATAGTGTATTCAATGAGTTCAAAGGTTTTGAGTTCAATATTGACGACAACAAAATCGTATTTTCACCGGGTGATGCTGAAGAGATCAAGAAGAGTCAATTAGACCCCAACAATTTTGTTTCAAAATTCTTGGATGAAGATGGGATGATGAAGGATGCTGAAGGTTACCACAGGTCACTAGCAATGGCAATGAACCCTGAGAAGTTTGCCAAGTTCTTTTACGAGCAAGGTAAATCGTCTGCTGCCGATGAGCAAATGAAGAAGTTAAAAAATATTAATATGACTACTCGTAATGCTCCAGAGGTATCAAGTACAACTTCAGGTGTTCAAATTAAATCTTTGAGTAATGACTCAGGTCGTGGCTTAAAGATAAGAAGTAGAAAAAAATAATTTTAAAAAACAAAAAAAATGTCAGTACAAAGTACACCAGGTTTTGACTTACAACCTAGCGCACAACGTGTGCCAATGAAGTCTAATTACATTACTAACTTCGATTTCTTGAACCAGTATCTTCCTGATACTTATGAGAAAGAATTCGAGCGTTACGGTAACCGAACAATTTCATCATTCTTGCGAATGGTTGGTGCAGAAATGCCATCTAACTCTGACCTTATCAAATGGGCAGAACAAGGACGTTTACATACTAAATATACAGGATGTACAACAACAACAGCTTCTGGAGATGACACTGCTACGTTTGCTATACCAGTAGCACAGGGTAACCCTGCGTTCACTGCAAACAACAGCATCGCTTTGCGAGTTGGGCAAACTATTATGCTTTCTCAGTCTAATGGAACAGCTGATTACAAAGCAATTATTACTGCTGTTGATTATGACGCTACTGCTCCTACTGCAACTGTTGCTTTCTACAACGCAGGTGGTGCGGCAACACACACTTCAGCAAATTTGTTTGATCTTTTCGTTTACGGTTCTGAGTTCAAGAAAGGAACAGCAGGAATGGAAAACTCTTTGGAGTCTGATGATTTCATCTTCGAGAACTCTCCAATCATCATCAAAGATAAGTATGCAGTATCAGGTTCTGATATGGCTCAAATCGGATGGGTTGAAGTAACTACTGAAAATGGAGCAAACGGATACCTTTGGTATTTGAAGTCTGAACACGAGACTCGTCTCCGTTTTGATGACTACTTAGAAACAGCAATGATTGAAGCAGTTCCTGCTGAAGCAGGTTCAGGTGCAGCGGCTGCAGGTGGTGACGTTGGTAACAAAGGTTCAGAAGGTATCTTCTACACTGTTGGTAACCGAGGAAACGTTTGGGCAGGTGCTAACCCAACTACTTTAGTTGAGTGGGACACAGTTATTTCACGACTTGATAAGCAAGGAGCAATTGAGGAGAACGTAGTATTTGTTGACCGAGATTTCTCTTTCGACATTGATGATATGTTAGCTGCTCAGAATTCTTATGGTACTGATGGTACTTCTTACGGTCTTTTTGACAATGAGAAAGATATGGCTTTGAACTTAGGATTCACAGGATTCCGTAGAGGATATGACTTCTACAAGTCTGATTGGAAATACTTGAACGATCCAACAATGCGTGGTGGTTTAACATCAGGTAAGGTAAGCGGACTTTTAGTTCCTGCAGGATCGACTTCAGTGTACGACCAAATTCTTGGTAAAAACGCTAAGCGACCATTCTTGCACGTACGTTACCGTGCTTCTGAAACTGAAGACAGACGATACAAGTCTTGGATTACAGGTTCAGCAGGTGGAGCAGAGACTTCAAGCTTAGATGCTATGGAGGTTCACTTCCTATCTGAAAGAGCAGTATGTACTTTAGGTGCAAACAACTTCTTCCTATTCGAAGCATAGGATGACTAATACTGGAGGGGTGTGCAATGCACTCCTCCTTTTTTTTAAATTCTAATTAAATTTTAATACAATGAAAAGTAAAACACAAAACAAGTTTGTAGCTAGAAGCTATAAACTAACAGCAGGAGTAGCACCACTTTCTTTTATGCTACCCGTAAGACATTCAAAAAGATTTTCCTTACTACACTTTGATGACAAGACAGGAGTCAATAGAGAACTTCGCTATGCGAGAAACCAAAAGTCTTGCTTTGTAGATGAACAAGACAACAACGCTATACTAGAGCCTGTTGTTTTTGAAGATGGATTCCTACACGTACCAAAGGAGAACCCTATCCTTCAAGAGTTTCTTAGCTACCATCCATTGAATGGTACTAAGTTTGTTGAAGTAGACCAAGCTAAAGATGCTGAGGAACAGGTTCAAGACTTAATGATAGAGGCAGATGCAATGGTTGAGGCTAAGAGTCTTTCACTAGAGCAGTTAGAGAACGTATGTAGAGTTTTGTTTGGTACTGATACATCAAGAGTCTCAACTGCGGAGTTGAAGAGAGATGTTTTAGTATTTGCTCGTAACAATCCTTCTGACTTCTTGGAAGTTGTAAATGACCCTGAGTTAAAGCACTTAGGAATTGTTCAAAGACTATTTGACCAAGAAATACTAAAGCTAAGAAAAAGTGGAAAGGAAGTTTGGTATAACACACCAAGTAATAAGACAAAGATGTTGAATGTACCATTTGGTGCTGAGGCAATTGACTTAGTCGCTTCTTACCTAAAGAGTGATGACGGTCTTGATGCCTTGAAACATTTAGAAACATTGCTAGATTAAGTAACATATAGTTTAATTAGGGGACCTCTTCAGAAATGAAGGGGTCTTTTTTTTTCATTATCTTTGTAGAAAAGGATTACAGATGATAAATTCAGTTAGGCAAACAGTGATGTCAATTCTGAATAAGAATAATTACGGGTATATATCCCCATCAGATTTTAACTTATTCGCCAAGCAGGCTCAGTTAGATTTGTTTGAAGATTATTTTTATTCTTACAATTATCAGATAAATAAAGAGAATGGACGTAGTTCAGGTACTGGGTATGCTGATATTACAAAGGGATTAGAGGAGGTTATTGATACTTTCTCTGTAACACTTCCGTTGTTAAACTCAGCAGGGAATGAGTACTTCTTACCTTCATTGACTACTACATCGAATGATTACTACTTAATAAACAAGATACTAATTCACAACGAAAAAATAACAAACGGAACTACAGATGGTTTAAGTGGTACGAATACCATAGTTGATTCCACTAAAGACTTTGTTGCACTTGGTGTAAACGTTGGTGATGTTGTTGGTATTGTTATAGGTGGTATAACAAAGAACTTTAATGTTCTTAGTGTATCTGCAACTGAGTTGGTTGTTAATACGAATACTATTACAGTTCAGCCGTTAGACTACTACGTATACAAAGGAGATAACATTAAGGAAGCAGAGAAGGTTTCTAATAGCAAGATAACTATGCTAAACAACTCTATACTCACAAAGCCTAACCTCACATACCCTGCATACACAATGGAGGCGTTGGTGGCACAGGCATATCCAAATACAGTCGTTGGTATTGGTCAATTAATATCTCAGTATATTAGATTCCCATTTGTTCCTAAGTGGACGTTTGTAACACTTACCAATGGAGAACCTGTATTCGATCCATCTCAACCTGACTATCAGGACTTTGAGTTACCTAACGATGACGAGGTAAACTTGATATCAAAGATACTTCAGTATGCAGGTATGTCAATAAGAGAGGTTGCAGCAGTTCAGTTCGGACAGGCACAGGATCAAGTTAATACACAAGAAGAGAAATAATTATGAGTTATATAACACAATATCAATACTACGAAAACGGAGGCTTACAGCCTGAAGATAAGAATTGGGGTTCATACCAGTATGTTTCTCTTGAGGATATAGTGAACAACTATATGCTTATGTATACAGGAAACCACAGTCTTGTAAACAACGAGGAGAGATATAAAGTTTTATTCCACGCAAAGAGAGCGATTCAGGAGTTGAACTACGATGCATTCAAGGAAATAAAGATATTGGAACTTAGTGTGTGTGACACGCTAAGATACGTTCTACCTTCTGACTACGTTAATTGGGTAAGGATATCCATATATAGAGATGGCTTACTTATGCCACTTACTGAGAACATACAGACGAATTGGTCTTCGGCATACCTACAGGATAATGATTGCAGAATACTATTTGATGAGGATGGTAATGCGCTTAAGCCTGAGTTCTCACAGATTGATTTTGAAAGAATAAAGGGACAGAAGCAGACCATATACCTAAACCAAAACTCTGAGTACTACGGTAGACCAGGGTGGTGTATTGATGGTGCTTGGTACTTTGAGTATGGTATAGGAGCGAGATATGGTTTAAATACGGAGACAGCGAATGCTAACCCTACGTTTAAGATTAATCCAAAGGGAGGAGTTATAAACTTCAGTTCAGGTATGGCAGGTGAGTTATGTGTTCTTGAGTACGTATCAGACGGAATGGAGAATGGAGATGACAGCTTAGTTACTGTAAACAAAATGTTTGAAGAGTTTGTTTACGCATACATCGAGTTTGCAATACTAAACTCAAAGCTTGGTGTACAGGAGTATATCATAGCAAGAGCAAGAAAGCGCAAGGCAGCACTTCTTAGAAATGCAAAAATCAGAATTAGTAACATACATCCCGGAAGATTATTACAGAACTTAAGGGGTAGAGATAAGTGGTTGAAGTAGTATGGCAAATTTAACAAGGAATTTTACCCAAGGTAAGATGAACAAGATGGTCGATGAACGACTGATCCCTGATGGTCAGTACGTTGACGCATTGAATGTTCGTATGGGTTCTACCGAGGGAGCAGATATAGGTGTTATTGAAAACTCAAAGGGTAATGAGGTTCTCACTGCTATAGGGGTAGACGGCACAAAGATATCTCCTGACGCAAAGTGTATAGGTGCATTTGAAGACGGGGCATTAGAGACTATCTATTGGATGATTCACGACCCAAACTTTATTGACAGTAACACTGGGAAGTTAGACCTTATAGTTTCTTTTAACACCAACAGCAGTACAGTAACGTATCACGTTATTAGTAAGGATGATGGAGGAGGTGTGAATACCACGCTAAACTTCAACGAGCAGTATTTATTTACAGGCGTAAACAAGGTTGAGGACTTGTTGTTTTTTACAGATGACTACAATCCACCGAGAAGAATTAACGTAAAAAAGAATTACCCTAACCCTAACGTAAGCGGTATTGATGGTTTTGATTATAAGGACATCCTTGTAATTAAGCAACCACCATTGGCTGCACCGGGACTTGAGATGCAAAAGACAAGCACCGAGGAGACGTTCTTAGACGAGAGGTTTATTTGCTTCGGTTATAGATACCGATACGAGGACGAGCAGTACTCAGCTACATCACAGTTTACTGACCCTGCATTTACGCCTGATGCTTTTTTATATTCACCTGAAAGCTACTTGAACGAAGGTGTTGAAAATATATATGATACAGCGTTGGTTACATTTAACACGGGTGGACCATTGGTTGTTGGTATTGACTTATTATTTAAAGAGGCTAACAGCCCTGTAATAAAAATAATTGAGAAGCTTAACAAGACTAAGCAGGGATACGCAGACTATCAAGACGTAACATATACATTTACAAACAGTAAGATATTTACCATACTACCTGAGGCTGAGATACTTAGGCTGTATGACAACGTTCCATTACTATCAAAGGCTCAGACTACAATAGGCAACAGGCTTATGTACGGAAACTATGTAGAGGGATATGACTTGATTGACAAGAACAATAGCCCTGTTAGGTTTGATTTTGTTGCTAGTGGATTAGAGGAGTCATTTGAGGTAGACTCTGTGGCTTCAACAAATGTGTCTACCGACTACCTTATAGGTGGTGCGCAAACTATAGCAGGTTCAGCAGCACAGTATGACTTCTCAGGATTTAATTTGGTTGAGGGTTCATCAATAACAATTATTGTTGAGTTTAATCATAATAGTTTTTCGGGATCTGCCACTCCAACTGAAACCAATGATGGATTTAGTCTTCAATATACATTCAACCTTGTTGAAGATTACGCTAGTGTTTATGACTGGGCGCAGAGTGCAATCACCACTGCTCAGGTGGGTACTTCATTACCTGGGGGTAATATTGAGCCTATAGCTACTAGAGACCAGGGGACGACAATGACAGATTTATTCAATCAGTTGTTCAAGGATGACTTAGACAATACATATTTTATTTATCAGAGTGGTATAACTGCAATACAGCAAGCAATTATATTAGAGTCTACAGTTGGTTCAGATGAAGTTACATTTAGATTCCCTGCGGTTCAATACGCAGACGATGTAAATACTCCTACTGTAATTGTTACAGAATACTTTGATATAGAAGTAGGTTCTGCTGATTACAGCAAGATAGGTTCAGGTCAAAGCCTTCATAGCAATAGAGGCTATGAGATAGGTATTATATATATGGATGAGTTTAACAGGGCTACCACAGCTTTAGTTAGTCAGTACAATACTGTACACTTTCCTTGTGCTGCATCAGATACAGCAAATAGTATAATTGTAAATATACCAACTACTCAGGTTGCTCCTAAGTGGGCAAAGAACTACAAGTATGCAATCAAGCCTGACAGAGAGTCTTACGAAACAATATATAGTAATATATTCTTTACTGATCCTTCAGACCAGAATACTTACTTTTTATTGGAAGGAGAAAACTCACAGAAGGTAACTAACGGTCAAAGACTTATAGTCAAAAGAGATACAAGTGGTCCTTCTTCAAATTGTGACTACGCTACTGTATTAGAGAAGGCATCTAAGAGTTCAGACTTTATAGCAGTACCATCTCCATTGGACCCTAATGTGAATTTACCTATACCATCGGGGGTGTATATGAAAATGAAAGCAAGTTCTTTTTCTGTTGACCAACCTGTTGATTCATTTATACCTGGTCCCTGTAAAACAGTAGTTGAAAAAACTCAAGGTAGTATTCCAATACTTGATTACAACGCAAACTTATATGGAGCAGACCCTGCGATACCAGGTTCTAGCTATACCGATTATACTGTTCCTTCAGGTTCAAGAATAAGTATTGACCTAACGATTGAAAGAAAGGGTACTACTTTAGTTCCTTGTGATAAAAGAATATACACACTTTCAAAAGACTTAACATCGTCTACAAACTATACCAATCTTCAAACTTGGTTTGAGGGAGATAATGTAATAAATGTATTAAGCCAAGGTGATAACGATATAGGAGGTGGAGGTCCTGACTTCAGTTTTAATTATGTAGGAAATACTACTCCTACAACAATACCTGTAGACCCTGCAGGAGTTCAGATATATGTTGGATTTTACAGAAATACTTCTACAAATCAACTAGAACTTTTAATTACAGGAATTCCTGCTTGTGGTGAAAATAAAAAGAAAAGGTCTACAATAACATACTGTATGCCTATAGTTAGAGCAGATAATATAATCGTATTTGAGAGTGAGCCTCTTGATGCAGCACCAGACATTTGGTATGAAAGTTCTAAGACATTTGGATTGGTTACCTCTGACGATATATGTAATGTGTCAGTACTAAACCAAGACCCTAACGACTTGGTCTATGACTACACAGATATAAATGGTTTACCACAGCAGATAACGGTTCCTAGTAACCCTGCTCCGAGTGGTTCTCCAGTAACATTTGTTGCTGTTTGTAGTAGTGTAGTAAGAAGTGCAGCTACACCACCAACGAATCCTGCGAATGTAACTCTTACTTCTACGTCAATACCTTCAGGTACACACCTAGGAGATATACAGAATCAGATACTATCAACAGGACAGCCTGCGATTTGTGATACAGGGTTCTTTAACTGTTACTCCTTTGGTAACGGTGTTGAAAGCTATAAGATTAGAGATAGCATATTAGGCAAGGACTTCAACCTAGGGAATAGAGTTACGTCTACACAGGCTCAAGACTACAGAGAAGTTAGAAGATTCGCTGACATTACCTATAGTGGTGTATACAGCGATGAGTCGAACGTAAACAAACTAAATGAGTTCAATGGAGGTCTATTGAATTTTAAGCCGTTAGAGGAGTCCTTTGGTCCTATACAGATACTACACGGAAGAGAGAAGGATGTACTTACACTACAAGAAGATAAGATATCATACGTACTCACAGGTGCGAATATACTATCAGATGCAGGTGCAGGTAACCTATTGCTGTCAGTGCCTGAAGTTTTAGGCAATCAGATAGCAAGAGTTGAAGAGTTTGGTATAAGCCATAACCCTGAAAGCTTCTCGTCTTATGGTGACGATAGATACTTCACAGACGCAAAGAGGGGTGTGGTATTAAAGTTAAGTGGCGCATCTTATAATTCAGATAGACTAGAAGTGATATCTAGTTTGGGTATGCGTACTTGGTTTAGAGACTTGTTCTTAGTACAATTTGAAACACAGAAGTTAGGTGGGTTCGATCCTTATATGAACGAGTATGTACTATCATCAAACCAAGACTTAGTACCAATGCCAAAGGCTTGTATAAACTGTGGTATATCTAGGCAACTTGAAATTACCTCTACTGAGATATTTGATGAGTGCTTTGAGATGGGTAATGGAGTTGGTGACGTTGACATAACTTGGACTGTAGCTAAGATAACAGGTACGTTTGATGTGGACATCACTTACAACGGTGTAACTACAAGCCTTACCAATCAAACTACAAGTGGTTCGCAGACAATAAATAAAAATGTTATAAACGCTACCGAGGTAAACGTTACAATAACACCAACTGATATAGTTGAAATCACATTGGATGTTGAGTGTCCTGATGCTAAGGAGATAACTGTAATTGAAGTTATTGCCACAAGTGCAGATGACGCAACTCTTACATTCCATAGTGAGTATAGATATCAGGACGGAACTTTTATTTCACCGCTTACATCAAGTCCTATTCAGTTTGCTGCAGGAACAACAGACCCTGTAGTTACTAGATATAATTCGTTGACTGGTATTCAGGGTCAAGGCTCTGTCCCTCCGGATGGTTCTAATGTAGTATTGGCATTCAATAAGTTTCAGTCAGACACTGCTAATTTTGACAATGCAAACAACTCATTTAGATACTTGAGAACAGCAACAAACTACCCGAATACTGCAAGTTCGGTTAGGGATTTGATTGCAGCATCGACTGGAATAACACCTAACCTATCGGGTCAGCCAGACTATATCAAGGCAACATTCACTATGCCTTCGGGCAACGATGGTGACTACCTGTACTTGATATGGGATTTGAGAAATCCATAAATAAAAAATATATGAGCCAAGTAGATACAAACACAGAGTACACACTAACATATGATTCGGGAGTTAAGGGATTCCCTTCGTTCTATTCTTACGTGCCAGATTTTATGATTGGTATGAACAACTACTTCTATACCTTCAAGTCAGGAAATCTTTACAGGCACAATACCAATGATGTAAGAAATAACTTCTATGGCGATAACTACCCTTCAGTTTTGCAGTCTGTGTTTAACGCTCAACCACTTGAGAATAAGCTATTTAAGACCATTAACTTAGAGGGTGATGACGCTTGGTCAGCTACTTTGACTAGCGATCAGCAGGACTCAGGGTTCGTTGATTCAACTTGGTTTGAAAAGAAGGAGGGTGCTTTCTTTGCGTTTGTTAGAAACTCAGGAGATGTACCTGCAGGCGTAGATGAGTATGCCCTTAGGTCATTAAATGGTTTAGGTACAAGTTCAGCTATAGGTGTAGTGGGTGGTGTAACTACTGTAGACTTTCCAACTACCCTGTACATAGGGAATATAATTAGCGTTGGCGATATGGTTTACTTTGGCAATCCTAATCCATTATTATTGGGTCAGGTAACAGAGGTAAATCAGAACTTGCCTGCAGGAATAAACAACATAGTTGTAGACAATACCATAACAGGGGCGCAGCCTGCACCTACTCAGACGGAGTATATGCTGTATATAAAGAACGCTGTGTCAGAGTCTCACGGTATACTTGGACACTATGGCGTATTCACATTGACAAACAACAATACTGAGAAGGTAGAATTATTTGCCGCAGAGAGCGAAGTAATGAAATCTTTTCCTTAAATTTACTATCTTTGTTGTTAAATGATATTTGATATAAGACCACTGACCGAAGAAGACTACGAAACTCACTTAACGAAGTGGTGGAGTGATTGGGGATGGACAGCACCTGTAAAAGATTTTTTACCTGACAATGGTAAGGGTGGTATAATTGTTTTGGATGATGGTGAGCCTGTTTGTGCAGGATACTTATACATAACAAACTCTAAAGTTGCTTGGGTTGATTTTATTATATCAAATAAAGAATACAGAAAAAAGCCACATAGAGGAAATGCTATTGGTTTATTAATAGAAACATTAACAAACTTGGCAAAGAAAAACGGTTCTAAGTTTTGTTACGCTCTAATAAAACATAAGAGTTTACAAGAGACGTATGAAAAATTAGGATATATACAAGGAGACTCTTATACAAGTGAAATGATAAAAGCTTTATAATATGGCAGCAATAACAACAATAGCAGCAGCAGGAGGTTTAGCTTCAAAGGCTATATCTACTGGAATATCTTTTACTCAGGCGGCAAAGCAGAAAAAGCTAATGGAGCAAGCGGAGATGGACGCTGACAAGGCAATGGCTGAGGCACGAGGGAAGCTTGAGATTAACTATGCCGAGCAAATGGCAATCAAGAAGGAAGCATACGACTTGGAAAGAGAAGCTATGTTGGTTCAAGGTGCTATGGCTACACAGGCAGGAGTTGAGAGTGAAAGAGGAGCAGCAGCAACAGCAGGAAGAATTTACGCAGGACAACAGGCAGGACAAGCAAAGATAAGAGGTGCAATGGCTGACGAGATGACAAACATCGAGGCGGCAATACTTGAGGAAGAGTCAAGGCTTAGAGACTTGGGTGTAGGATTAGACTTAGAAGAGGTAGCAGGTGAGCAGTTAAAGGCAGCACAGGCACAAGAAGCGATGCAAGCAGCTAAGGCTCAAGGTATTAAAGGTGTTGTTAATGTAGTAGGTCAGGGTATAAGTATGATTCCTCTATATCAACAAGATTTAGCAGCACAGCAGGCAGCGTTTGGAGAAGCAGCTAGACAAGGTGCTTTCGGAGATAAGACTGTAAACTATGCAGGAGCAGAAAGAAGTCTTTCAGATATTCCTTTTGAGGCGATGAAAAGAGGTGAATTCAGAAGATTCAAGCGAGATGCAGGTAAACCTGCATTACTCGGATTACAAAACAATCCAGTATATACGGATATATATAAGGGTTATATGCAAGGAACTATGCTTCCTAACCCGGCAGGTACAGCAGCGGCAACATCGCCACAAGTTAGCACACCAGTGCAAGCTATATCTCCATTATACAATTCTTTATCAGGAGTAGGCGGATTGACTAATCCAGTTTTAAATACAAGTCCAATGACTGGTATCAATCCAGGGCAGATAGGAGTAAGTGGTATTGGTCCTGGAACTACTAGACGACTAACAACACTACCAGGTACAAATTTATCAGGCGTGGGGGCTTTAACTAACCCATTTGGTTACGTAAACCCATTCGGGTATTAATAAAATAAATAATGGCAACAGCATATAAGTACGTAGAAAGAGAGGCTGAGAATCAAATCAACTGGGCAGAGGTTGGAAGCAACTTCAGCAATATGTTGAACGAAGAGGCTAGGGTTCGTGAAGAAAAGAAAGCAGCCATAGATGAAGCTACAAGAGAGTATCAGAAAGTAGTAGCCAATGTACCTGTGGGTGAGGATGGTGAACTCAACAAGGTTGCATTAGCATTCGCTGATGACCTTCAGCAACAGATGCTGATGCAAGAGACACTACTCAAGTCAGGTCAACTTAAGCCTTCTCAGTATACACTTATGAGACAAAACTTAGTTGACGGAACGGATATAGGTTTTAGCCTATACCAAGAGTACAATGAGGAGTTCTCTAAGAAGATGGCTTTGAATAACGATAATATTCCTTATGGAGAGCGTCTATCTAAGGTTACTCTTGAGATGATGGAAAACGTTGAGGGATTCTCAAACTTCAAGGGAGCAAGACTTGTGATTGACTCAGCAACAGGAAACGTAGCTGCTGCAAAGATGATTAAGGATCCTAATAATCCAGACGGACCACTTATACCGGATTCAAATCCTGCAAACTTAATGTCTGTATCAAACTTAAGAAACAGAATTAGAACAACAGTAACAAACTTTGACGTTGTAGGTGCTGCTAAAAATTGGACTAAGAACTTAAAGCCTGATGTTAGAGAGGCTATTACATCTATGGGTACAGGATATAAAGCAGGTACTATTGAAAAGATATCAACGTATGTACGAAAGGCAGGCGGGTTAGATGGTCTAACAGATGAGCAGATAGCTAAGAAGGCTGAGGAGTTAGGCGTTAGTGTTGATGACCTTAAGTCTATTAGTTTATTTGAAGAGGCAAGCGACAAGTGGGCAAAGAGCCAATTACAGGGTGGTACTTACAATGGTGCTTCTGTACTTTTGGATTTTAATAAATTCACTATGGACGGTGAGTTATATAGCACTACATATAACCCTGACGATTTATTGGATGAGAACGGAAATAGAAAGCAGAATATTCTTTTTGCCAAGACAGAGAACGGTAGAGTTGTATACGAATTGACTGAAGAGCAGGAAGCAAATGCAGAGAGAGCGTTAAAGACTCAGGCTCGTATGATGCTTCAGGAAGAGGGAACTGTTCGAGCGCAACAGATGAAAACTGCTTATAAATCAGATTCTTCTTCCATTTCTCGAAGTATTAAAGCCAAACAAGACAAAGATGCTTTAAATAAATTTCAATACTTTTTAACTGGAAATGACAGTCAAATTGAAGAGGCTAAGACATACTTTAAATCACTATATCCTAATCTAAAAGATATTATAATTTCAAATGATGAAGTTCAATTTACTTATTCTGACAGAGACCCTGCAACCATAAAAAGAAAAGGTCAAAGTGTAAGTCAGTTCGTTCAAGGGGTGAACTATGCATTATCAGAAAAAAATCAGATTGTAGGGGTTGATAATATTACAAGATCAATCAAGGGATACGACCCTACTGATGCGTACAGGGATATAGATCAAAAAGTTTATAAAGACGACAAGGCAGATATAGCAATTAAAGAAGTAGCTGATAATTTTAAAGTAGACAGGAATAACCCAGTAAGTTCTATTCAAAGTTTCATTGCTACTATAGATGGACTTAAAGACTATATTGTTGAAGGTCCAACAGATGATTTTTTCTCAGATGAAACTATAGCTATTTTTGGTCCTGAAAAAACAGTTGTTCTTCAATTTGATCCAGAGGACTATGATGGTATGGAAGAAGCAATTAGAAAATTATACAGAGATAACGCTACAACCAAAGACAAAAACAAAGCATTAATTCAAAGTTACTAAATTAATAAAATGAACGATCAAGCTATAAAACACGCATATGAATTATTCGTTGAAAATGGATATACTAAATCAAAAGATGAATTTAAAGTATTGATTAAAAACAATAGTGGTGCTAGAAAAAGCGCATTTGATTTGTTTGTTGAGAATGGATATACTAAGGGTGAAGATGATTTTTCAACCTTAATGGGAGTAACCGACCCTCCAGTAAAAAAAAAAGAGCCGACAGCACAGGAGAAGATGTCGGAAGCAATGGCTCCGAAGCAAGGTGGGTTGGACTTCGTATCGGAAGATTCTTCTTTGGATTTGTCTACGCAGCAAGGAAGAGATGAGGCATATAAAGAATCTCAAGACTTTGAACTTCAGAAGGATGAAGAACTCAGAACTAAATTAGCAGAGCAGACATACACATACGCAGGTAGACCAGGGGCAAAGTACAAGAAGCAACCTGACGGTTCATACCTAATAAACCTTGGGGATAAAACTCAAAACAAATACATACCACTTGATGATCCTGACGGCACAAGAACTGCCGAGTTAAATAGAAATGCAATATCTGATATAACTAGATTTAAAAAATCAGAAGGTCCCTATGGTTCCTGGACTAAGATTCTTTCAGGACAAGAAATAGAAGACGTAGAGTTACAAGCGGATAAAGAAAAGAAAGCTGTAATATCATACTTAGATAAGATTAAGGAAGACCAATTCGAAGGGGCTGAAGAAGATAGAATTTATTTTGATGAAACTTTAATTGATCGGCTTGAAAAAAAAGAGGACTTGTTAACAAAAGATGAACTAGCAAGAGAGTCTTTTATAAAGAGTGATGAGATAAAAAACAAACTTATCAAGGATAAAGAGTCTAAGCCAATTACAGACATAAATCTTTCTAAAAGATATGACAGAGTAATCGCAGGTTTAGATACTGATACAGAGGAGTATAAAGAAAATCAAAGAATCAGAAGCAACGTAAAGAAGCTAAATGAATTCAATGATATTAAATTTAAAAAGGACCAATCAGAAACTGAGTACGTAACTCAACTAAGTAATTTTCTAAAATCATTGTCCGGTCCTGAATCAGATATATTTACAATTGAAGAGTCTAGTGCAGGTACTGACGAAGTAAAGATAACAAACAAACTTACAGGTGAGTCAAAAAGAATTGACTTAGATGCAGGAGATAAATATAGTCGTTTTAGAGAAAAAGAATTAGCATCTACATTTGTAGAATATGGAATCAAGTCATACAAGGAAGACAAAGCGGTTAAAGATTATTATGATGCTGTAAAGTTTGGGTTGTTATCTGATGATATAACTGCATTTACAGAAGAGCGTGTCGTTGGAGGAAGTCCTCAATCAAGTGTGTTGGAATTTATGTATGGAAGTCCAGACGGAGGTTTTGAAGAAAAAGAAAAACAATTAACAAAAGAAGCTATAAGCAATATACCATTGGATTATAATTTTGATGGTCTCACACCTGAGGCTAAAGAAGGTATAATAGAAGCTAGAGAAAAAATGTTGAGTGTTATTGGAGAAAAAGATAAGATTGTAAAATATGATCCAAGACTACTTCCTGCATATAACACCAAAGAAAATATATACTTAAAAAATAAACAGATTGTTAATAAAAGAAAAACAATAAATCAACTAAATGAAGAAGCTAATAATATTGTTGGTCAAATAAACGAAGTAGATGCAAGTATAGCACTAGGAAGACAGCCTCAGGGATTGCAGTTTGAAACTTTTCTTGGACCTATGTCAAATCTAGATAAAAGAAACTATTTAGTAAAACAACTAAATACAAAGGTAAATGCACTAGACGAAGAGCAACAGTCATTACAAGACATAGAGGTGAACTTAAATCAGTCAGCAGCAGTAAACTTTGCAATTCAAGAAAAGAGAGGTTCTACCTTAGGTGCTATGGCTAAATCATTCTTATCTGGAGGCGCAGGTTTTGCAGGATTTGTTATGGGTGACACTGAGAAAGACATATATGGTCAGACATACGAGCAGAGAGCAACTGAAGATTTGGTCCCAGGGATTATTACAGATGAGTATATAGCAAGTAAAGATAGAGGTGATTTGTTTAAGGTAACAACTGGAGTGTTACCTACTTTTGGTTCTATGTTGACTGGTAGTATTATTCTTCCGGGAGTTGGTACGGTTGCATCAAAAATTACTCAAGAAGGATTTAAAAAGACAGGTGCGGCACTACGTGGATTACCTTCATCAGCAGGTATATATGGTATGCTTTACTCTGAAAACAAAAATCTAATGTCATCACCAGAGTTTGATGATATACCAGAGTGGGAGAAGAAAACTATGTCTGCATTATATGCAGGTGTATCAACTCTATTAGAAAAATTTGGATTAAGCAGAGCGCTTTCTAAAACTCCTTTAGGTAAAAATTTAACTGCAAAGATAATAAACAAAACATTTTCTGAAATACCTAAAGGGGCAAGCGCAAAAGTTATTTCTAATAGGATCAAGCAAAATGCAAGGGTAACATTAAACGAAAGGCTTTTAAGTGGAAGTGTAGCTGGTTTAGCTGAATCAGGTACAGAATTTACTCAAGCAGTATATGACATTGGACTAAAAAATGCATACAACGCTATAAAGGAAAAAGATTATTTTGAAGTAGCTAGTACTTATAATGCAATATCTGATGTAGTTTGGGAAAATTGGAAGCTTGGATTGTATGGTGGTTTTATGATGAACACAGCAGGTCAGGCAACAAGAGCAGTAGCAGAAGGGTTTAATGAAAAGACCCGTCTAAATGACGTTGACTTTAAAGTTATGTATGACTTTGCAACAAAAGGAAATATGTACAGCACGTATGAGGCTCAGTTGAATACTCAAGTTGCATTAGGAAAAATGACCGAGAAGGATGCTCAAGCTAAACTTGATGGTATAGGATACGCTAAGGGAATATTTGATCAGATACCTGACAACTTAAATACGAGTGATGCCAAAGAAGCTTTCAACTTAATAGTAGAGAAGAGAAACTTAGAGTCTAAGGTTGAGGGCAAGGAGCCTAACTTAGTGGTTAAGGAGAAGGAACGTATCAAAGAGATAGACAACGAACTAACTGAGTTAGGTAAGAAAGAAGTTGTAGCTGAAGAAGTTGCTGAACCAACTGTAGCTGAAGAAGTTGTAGGTGAGGTGGTTGTAGCTGAGGATACATATGCAGAATTAGATGAAGAGTCTAAGTCAGAGTTAAAAGCCAAGGCAATAGATGCAATGAAGGCTGAGACTGGAGAGACAGAGTTTACTCCAGAATCTATAGATGAAAGAGCAGCTAAAATATTTGAACAGGAAGTATCAGAACTAGATAGCGAACTAGGAGATGATGTTAGATTTAGAGTAGAAGAGGAAGGCGAAAGTCTTGTTGAATCAGAAGAGTCTGACGTTGATGCCATTGTAGAAGAGATGAACGCTATGCCTAAAGCGCAATTATCTTTTAAAGTTCCTGAAGGTGGTAGTACAGTAGAAGTTAATCCTATCGAGGAGAGTAATTCAACGGAAGAATTTACTGAGGAAGACGCTAAAGAAATGGGATTTGAAAGTAAATCTGAAATGGTTAAGGCTATCGAGGAATTCGATGACATACCAATGGGTACAGTGGTGTCTGATGTAGCAGCAGGTGGAAAGGTAAAGGATTCGAGAGGAAACGATATGTCTGCTAAGGGAGGTATAATGTTCAATGCGATAGCTAAAGTAAAAGCAGCTTGGGCAGGTGTTAAGAAATCAGTTTCAGAAACTCAAGTTAAAAATGCATTAGAAATATACGAAGGAAACAAAGAACTATTTGACAGACTATGGAAGGAAGGTAAACTCCCTGATGGTCACATACCAATGGCTGTAATACGTATGGCTAATTCAGCAATACATTCTAATGAAATATTATTTAGATATCTATCTCCTGAGATAAAGGCGCAGCCAATGAAGAATCAGCAGGCAGCACTAAACGTACTTGTAAATGAATTAAATAATAAAAAAGGTGAGCAGAATAAAGCGATTTTAAATTTTATATCTAAAAATAAAATTAAAAACTTAGGCGAGTTGTACGATGCAATAGTCAAAGATGCAAAGAAAAGAGCAAAGGGTGATATCAAGAATACATTAACCTTAGATGAAAGAAAGGTTTTAGCTGAAACAATATCTATTAAAGAAGGGAAAAAGGATACCATCCCAAGAACAAAAGACGGTAAGGTTTCAAATAAAATATTAAATGCATTGTACGAGGGTGTTGATGATACAACGGCTGATGTATTTATGTTTAAAAATATATACAAAGCAATCGGTGAACCTTCTATGATGAAGACCAATAAGGGTGACGTAGTATCTATAGTTGGTATTGACGTAAAAAATCCAGGTGTCATAGACATTGACCACGGCAACTACGGCACAGGTCCAAGGGGTAGACTAATTGCACTGATAAGTAATCCTCAGAATGGAATAGATTTATTCCCTGAGTGGGCTGCAAAATCAAACAGGATTTTTAAAGAATCTAAATCCGGAAGGACACCTTCAGAAAAAGTTGTAAAGGGTCAAACAATGGGGACCGTTCCTAGCGACAAAGCATTTCAGGGTGCTGCTCCAACTTCAAAGATTACAGACCTTAAGATACTAATAGGTAAATTAAAGTTTGCATTCCCGGGGGTTACTGTCGTTACTACCAAACAAGAGTTTGACGAAATGCTCAAGCAGCCAGGCGTTAGAACTAAAATAACAAAGGGCAAGACAATACTTGGTATAACTGCAGATGGAAGAATATTCTTAAATCCTGAAAGTTCATCACTAGCTACACCTATACACGAGTTTGCTCATATATGGGTAGACTTCCTTAGATCAAAAGCAAGTGGACAAGAGGGTACTGCCTTATTTAAAAAGGGTACAGAATTAGTTGAGGGTACAGATGCACTCAACAAGGCTATTGAAAAATACGGTGATAACGCACTAGCCAGAGAAGAGGCGTTGGTAGAGTTAATCGCAAGTAAGGGTGAGACAATTATAAATGCATCTAAAAAGTCTGACTTTATAGAGTGGCTTAATGGTGTGTTTAAGTACATCAAAGAAAAGTTTGTGTCTTCTGAAAAGTTATTTGCCAAGGAAGAAATAAAGAAAGTTAATAAGTTAAAAGACGATAAAAAGATAACATCAAAGGAGGCTGATAGAAGAATAAGAAAAATAAAAAAATCTGTAAGGGAAGGAATCCAATCTATGTCCCTCGAAGATTTTATTAATACCGGTCTTGCTGATTTATTTCAAGGTAAAGAAGTAAGTAAAAAGTTTGATGCAGCAAAAGAATCAAGGGGTGCTATGCCTAGATTTGAACTTGGAGATGACGTAGTTAAGTTTATAAAAGACGCAAGGGGTCAAGGTAAATCTGAAGCTGCAATTAAAACTATTCTAAAGAAAAGAGGTGTTGATGCTGAGGTTATATCTGATTCATTTGCAAAGTCTAAAGGAGAAGCTGAAGTAGAATCAAAGGTGAGCGAGGAGTTTGCTAAAGGATTCGATAGGGTAATGAAGGAGATAGATGGTGTAATAGAAAAAATAAAAGCCAGAAATGCTAAGGCAGATACCAACCCTAATACCATACTCAAAGGTGCGCTTGAGTATCTAAAGGGTACTAAGCTTTATGAGCAGTCTACTGACGTTCAAAGAGAAAAGATGGTACGTGACCTAAGGTCAAAGCTTGGTATAAAAGAAAAGAAGTCTCCGACACCAAAGGCAGCGATTAAAAAAGCAGAAAAAGAACTAGGCTTAAAACTAGACAATCCATCTAAGATTACTTTAACTCAAAAGCAAGCTATAGCTGCTCAGATAAAAGCATTGAACAGAGGTGCTAAGGATGCTGTAAAAGCATTTAGATTAGCTTCTAAGATGTTGTCAGAGCAGATGGACGAACTTGTAAAGTCAGGTAAGATAACAACTAAGCAGAGTGTTGCTATAATAAAAAAGTTCTCCAATGTAAATATGCTTAAGGACTCTTCCATTGATGGTTTTGTAGATTATATGTCAAGGGTGTTTAAAGATGCTGAGTATGCAGAGAAGGTTAAAAACGCAAACAAAAAACGTAAGAATGCACTCAAAAATATTAAACGAAAAATAGGTGTTGCTGCTTCAGTAAAGTCACAATTGAACAGAATATTTTCTATTAATGCTAATATTATTCCTGAGTCTGCATTTAATAAGTATATAGAGTTACTAAATGATTTTGGATCAAGAGAAAAAGTAATCACACCATCAGACAACAGGATAGTAGAGAAGAAGGCAAATGAAGTACTTGAACTTATAGATCAAGAACTATCAAGTGTTCCTGAACTTAGACAAAAATTATTTGATTTTGATGACAAAGTAATAAACGAAAAAACAGGGGGAATTGATTACGCCAAGACCGTTGACAAGATGTTTAGTGAGGGTATAATAAGTGAAAGTGATAAGGAGATAATGAAGAAGTATAAGTCTGAAATACTTCCTAAAAAAGAAAAGGTAAAAAAGACTGAGCAGGAGATTGAACAAGAAAGACAAGATGTTATATCTAGTATTGAGGATACAAAAATATCTACATCAGAAATCAATATGCTACCCAGTAAGAACGAGAGAAATTTAGCTAGAAGGTTTCGTGATTTAATTGAAAACAGAGAAGCATTGGAGTCCTTGTCACTTAATGATTTAAAACAAATAGAAAAGTTAATAGACAATATAGAGAATGGATACCTCCCACACCTGGTCTTTACTATGAGTAATAAGATGAGTGGTAATATTGATGGTCAAGTACTTGAAAGTTCAATAAGAAAGGCTAAGATACTAAGCGTTGAGAAGATATACTCAGGACTAAAGACTTTAATTAGAGGGTCGAAGGAGAATGATGTAATAAGAAGAGGTCTAAATTATTACATAGATAATACACTAGGTGATTTTAAAACAAAGAATGTATTTAACTCCCTATTCAAGAATACTGCTCAAGCAGTAGAGAATTTTCAATCTGCATTTAAACAAGCTACTGATCCTGTAAACATAGCAAGAGAGAAAGTTTACAAGTCATTTAAAAAGGATGGTGACAAATTTGCTATGTCCTCATTCAAGCAGATGGTATACTTGATACAGCTTGAGTACAACACCAATATTGGAAACCCGGAGACAGCCGTTCAGGCTTCTGAGTTTCTAAAGAAAACAATTAGAAATATACCTTCACTAAAGGATTTTAATTATGGTGATAAAGATGGTGACGCATTAGAGTATATTCTTAACGAGTATACCGATAAGGAAACAGGAGAGATTGATGCTGACAAGCTATACGAAAGTTTCAACTCAGCAGAGAGAGCGTCAATAAAAGCAATACAAGAGCAGAACTCTAAACTTGGAGAGACGGCATACTATACCGCAGCAGTTATTAGAGGGGAAAGTATAACCCCTAGAAATAATTATGTTCACTTAAAAGTAATCTCAACAGATAAAGGTAAGAATAGTGATGAATTACAGAAATTTTCTGACTCACTTAAGCCTTCAACAAAAGCCAAGTCACTAATAGAAAGAAAGGGTAAGGCTTCAATTATAGACTTTGATGTTTACTCTTCTTTTGAAAAAGGAGCAAAGGGAGTATTGATTGACTATCATCTTACCGGACCTGTTAAGCAAGCTAAAACTGCACTTGATAAAGCAAAAAAAGATTTAATAGGTGATGACCTTAGACCAGATAAGAAAAACTTAGAACTATACGGGGCGCTTGAAAAAGCATATGAAAAAGTACTAAACTCAATCCTCGTAAATTCATATACCGAATCCAGTATTGCTAATGATGTATATAATTTTATTCGTAAACAGGGATATCGTAACATACTAGCAAGACCTAGCAGGGCTGCAAAAGAATTCATATCTAACCTTGCTGCAGTACTCCCTGAAAGTCAAGCCTTTACTAATGGATTGAAAGTTGGAACACTAGACAACCGTGGAAGAAAGTTTTTCTTAAGTGATTCGGCTCCAAAGATTATGAGTGTATTGGGAAGTTTACAACAAAGCCGTCTGTATCCTACAGACAAAACTTCTTCTAAATTTATTGATAGAGGATTCCAATCACCAAAGGGGAAGGGTGTTAGGATGAAGGAGTCTAATGCTTCAAGATTAGTTAATAAGTATTGGAACAAGACAGTCAATCCTGCTTATAATACCGTAGGTGCTATATCAGATAAGATACTTTCAACTCCAGATTTAATTATTATGAAGCCACTTTGGTTTGGTAAGTTCTCTAGTGAGTTTAAGGAGTTGACAGGTATTGAGCCAGACTTTGATATGATTGAGCAAGAAAACGAAGCATACCTTGAAAAATACTCTGATGCTTTGGATAAGGCAACAGCTTCTGCAGACAGAGTAACAATTAGACAGGGAGCAACATCTAATCCATTCCTTGGTACTCAACGAAGTATAAAAGAAAAAGATCAAAGCGGGTTTGTTCAATTCGCAAAGGACTTCAATATGTTTATGCAGAACTTCTTGAATTATGAATTTACTGCTGCAAGAGAAGCGCTTTATTTTGCTATGGGAAGAGGAGACCTTAGTAGGTCTAAGGGTGTTGCTATTATGGCAAGTCTATCTGCACGTATGTTATTATACAGTGTAATAGGAGATGTTATGTCAAGCGTTCTATCTTCTTTAGGCTTTACGGATGACGATGAAGATGATAGAAATTTAGCACAAATTGTAGGTCAAGGAGTCGGAGAGACTTTTGTCTCACTTGTTTTAAATAGAAACTTTGGTAACATAACTAAGAGTATTAGTAACTATTTGATTGATGATGTTAACGAAGAGTACTTTGATTTCTTGAGGGAAGGAGAGTTTGATGCATTTAAACACTCATTTGGATACTCAGTAATACCAAGAGAAACATCATATGGTAAAAATCCTATGTGGGAAACGACAAAGAACTTGGTAGGTCCACTTGGTCCTGCAGTTAAGACCCTTGATTTCGCAATGAAAAAACTTTTTGAAGAGGATGCTAAAAAGCCTGAAACTCAAGATAGAAGATTCAGAGAAAAGTTTATAAGACTTCCACTAGAAGCAGCAGGAGCGTTAGGGTTTGTACCTTTCTACGGAGACGTAAGAAAATATGTATTAGATGAGGTTGTTTATTCTGACTTGAGAGACGGGAAAAGTTCAAGTCCTAAGGCTAAAAAGAAGAAGAAGAGTGTCAGAAAGCCTAGAAAGCCTAGGTCGCCTAGATCACCTAGAAAGCCTAGATCACCTAGAAGATAAGCTATGCCGTTCAAGAAGATAGGGAGAAATAAAAACATCAGTCCAAGTGGTAAGGTCTTCACCGATAAACAGGTGAAGCTTTACTACGCCACTGATGGATTCAAGAAGTCAAAGCTTCATAAGTTAAACAGAAGGAAGAAGAGAAAGTAAATCAACGCCATCGTTTACGTTGAGGTATCCAACTACCTTTGGAACTCTATGCCTCCGGCTGAAGTCTGTCTGCTTAGGCAGGTCCCTTGTAGACCACTCGATGTTACACTCATTCAAATAAAAACCCCACACCCCCTCAGGTGTAGAGTTTATATATACCACAGTAGTACCTAATTCTTTTGAACGCCTGATTAATGAATCGTACTTAGACTTCTCTATCAACAACTCATCGTAGTGCTTGCGCCTGCACTTTAATTCAATATCTATATTATACTTCTCAGATGTGCAATCGTATCTACTCGTGGATGATTCTGAATTAGTTAGGTCATCTATATAGAACTCCTTAACGAATTCATATAGCTGCTTTTCAGATGCAAATTGCGAGTAGTTATACTTCATCATCTATAGATTCAGATATTTCTTTTAGTATTGATTCAAGGACATCTATTTCTTTTGCCAGGTCCTCGAACTCCCTATCAACAAGAGCCTCGTATATGTTATTAGAGCAGTCGTTAATCTTATCCATCAGATAATTTATATGATTGATTCTGTCTATATCAAATACCGAGAAGTCCTGTGCCATTATATCATTTTTTAGGGTCTATAGTTTGTATCAATAATGTTCCTAACGAATCATCAACCGTCTTTATAGCTGAGTATATCTTTCGAGATACAACCCTGACAGCAGCACGATCTGATTTTGTAGAGTCCGATCCTAAGTTGCAATACATATTACAGTCCATCCTAAGTAACTCATCTGACTTGCGTTTGTTAGACCAAGTCTTGTAAGATAACACCTTGTCAATATCAGTAGTCGTATATACCATTGTACAAATTATTTATTTTATTTAAAACCTTTTGTTCAGTTCCGTACTTTGTTCGCTGCTTAATAACAGTGTATATTTTATTTAGACGTTCCTCTTGTTCTGCCTTCTCCTGGGTCTCTTTCTCCATTAATTTAAACGATTCTTTTAAAGAATGTAGTTCAAGTTGAAGTCTGTCTGTTTCCGAATTTAGTTTTTTATTTTCAATTCTCAAAGCAAAAGCTTCTTTTTTTATTTCTTCATACGACATATCTATAACATAATCGTAATGGTCTGTGTATCTTTTCCTTATTAAATCAAAGGTTTCTCTGAATGTTTTGTCTGATTCTATGAATCCATCAAAGTTTTTAAAGTAGTGTAGTACGGTTGCGTGGTTCTTGCATATTGACCTGCCAATGTCTGAGCATCCGAACCCATCCTTCCTAAGTATCTCAGCGTATATGTATCTTGCGTTTATGGTATTGCGTCTTCTGTTCTTGTCATTCTTTACATCAACGAGTAGTGTTGATTTAATTATAGCCTGAAGCCTATCAATCTTGCTCTGCTTTAGGTTTAACATTTCTATTTGATTCATAATAATTTATTGTTTGATTTTTTTTAATGTAGTCTAGGTACTCATCCATTTCTATTTCGTACACATCGACCAATGATGGCATTTCATTTTCCTGCTTCACGTATTCAACCACAAAGAATATAGGATCCTCTTTCTTTATCACACCTGATATCTCCTGACTCCAACCCTCTGAGTATGGAAGATCATCCAATATCGTAACTGTGCTTCCTATGATAGTAGATGCATCTTCAATGGAATACTCTGACATCCTATCAAAGAACCAGTCTTCGATATCACACTTTGTCTCAGCCTCTAAATACTTCAGTTCTAAATCCATATCCTTCTAATTCTTTTAGTCTATACTCCTGTAACTTTGACACCCTACCCTTTGGTGTCTTTACTTCGCTAAAGATAACACCTGCATTTGGTGGTATAGCTAGTATATCCGGTATCCCATTCTTGTTGGTCTTCACTAGCTTGAGTACGTAGTACCCCTCAGACTCCAGTTGCTTTATCCTCTTGGATTGTATTTGTTGTTCGGTCATCTATTACAAATATAGCAAATCATTTTTTCGCAAATGATATTGGATACATATGTAAATAAGGCTCAACACCTTTTAGTTTTGCAAATTTAATGTACTTACCATCAGTATCTAAAACTTTTACCATCGATATAACTATCTTAGGCTCGTCTTCAATCATCTCAAATGAGTACCCTATTACCTCTAAACTTCCAACCTTTCTATTATCTGTTCCCATATATAAACCTTGACTTATTCTTTGTATTTTTCCACTCACAACGCTTTTTTTAAGCATATCACTAAGTGTTCTATCCTTGTAACCTATACTAAGAGCATATTTTTTTATGTCTTTTCTTCGTAAAGGTTTATC